TGGTACATTCCTGGCTTCTGGTACTTGATCAAGCACACATTCGATGCCTGTAATTGTCCAGTCCTTGGGAACTTGCTGTGAACCCCGAACCCAAAGGGCGGGGGATGTAGAACCATCTGGGAGGTTATATGTACCCAGGAAAGTTCCTATAACTGAGTCTACAACCGAGCGTACTTGAGATACACTAGCCATTTAACTCTCTCCTAAGTGTATCTGAAATGCTCTTCTGTGGATCGATGACCCTTACAGCAGAAGTAGTCCATGGACGAGCAGGATAGTTCCCACCCGTTTTTAATGCTGCACCATTGTGAACCGTAGCGGAATAATCAACGTTCCAAGTCCACTGCCAGGTGTAATTACCAATTTTTTGATTTTGTTGGCTGCGTTTTAAGTCGCCCAGATCAACGATGTCCCTAACTTTTCCAGCTTCACGTTTGTTCTTTCTAATGGTTGTCTTGGGCCAACCCCAGATAACACTTTGTATTTGAACTGTAAATTCTCTATCTAATTCAGGTACGACTTCTTGCAAAGCAATACCGGCAGCTCTTTTTAAAGCTGCTTCAACATCTTTTGGTTGTTTGCCACTGTATTTTATTTTGGAAGCCATACTTACCCCGCTGCGCCGGTTTGCTCGAACTCACCACTGAAACTCTGGAATTGAGTCGGCCTGGCATAGGGCAAAACGTTCGTTCCTAAGTCCAAGATGCGGATTTTGCCTGTTGCACCGTTGATGGTCGCGTCGGCTTCCATGCCGACCTTGACCTTGGCGCTGAATGTTGCAGGCGACAGCAGCTTTCCTGAGCAGGCGATTGATACTTCGTTGATCCCTTCTTTATTCTCTGAGAATGCACCGCTGAGCTGAACATTGCAGATATAAGTCTCTGCTGTGTTGTTCTGTACGCGGTTTCCTGTTGTTGGATCAGTCGAAAATGATCCGTACACCTGGAATACCAGAGTTGCATTATCAAAGGGGGAATAAGCACCCATCAGAAACAGAAACCTGTCAGCTCGACAAGCCCCTCACGCAAAAATAGATATGTGGCACCATACGTCGTATCAGCCAGCGTATATCCGGCTGCACCGATGTATTTGGTGGTTCTGGCGCTAGAAGCAACGCCAATCTGTTGGCCGATCGATTGTGTGCGGCTGGCCAGTAAGTGAGCAGCCATATAATTGACTGCATCGTCGTACTGGTCGCCCCACACATCCGCATTGTTCTGGCGTTCTGCCTCGCCGATTGTTGCAGTCACAACAGCACTTTCAATATTTGAAAACTCGGGGAATCGAGTCAAAAAACTAGTGCTGGTGACTGCCATTAACCTTCGCCTTCAGTGATTGCTTTGATTCGTTTTTGAATCGCATTCTTGATACGGACACGGTTCTCAGCGAAGTCAAACTCCTTGAGCATGTCAATATCAAACGTTGCATTAATTGCACCCAATGCTTCTTTGACTGGCAAAGCAGTCAGACCACCTTGGGGGGCAGGGGCTGCAGTAACAACTTCAACGTCGTCTGCAACAGTTAAAGCGCCGATCTGCATCAGTTCAGCGACCAAGGGCATGGTTTTCACCTTTGCCCAAGTATCGGCGTCAACATCGCGGTTGACGCCTGACTTGAACTGCACATACTCGGATTGGCCTGAGCGTTCCCCGATGAAACTGAAGCCTAGAGTGACCTCTTTGTCGCGGGGTGGATTCTCAAGTTGAGGGGAGTAGGTAACAATCATGTTCTGAAGAAATCAATTCAGCTTATCAAGCTTTTTCGACGTAGAGCACACTCTTGGGGTAGTAGATCGCGGTGCCACCGACACGCATGTGTCCGGCCACGGAAAACTCAAGACCCTTACGCTCAGGTGGAAGCAATTCCAAAGTGCGTGGGATGTGCAGTTGCAGCTTCTCAGGGCTGCGGTCATAACAAACGATGCGATCCTTGGAAAGAACGGAATTAGCAGCAGCCAATTCGTTGATAGGTTCGATCGAACGAATGAAGGGGTTCGTCTTCAGGAAGAAGCTGAGGACGGTCTCATCAGAACTGGCACTACGGGCAGTTGTTGAGATGACGCGATAAACGTCGTAGGGCACCAACATCGTGTTGGGGGTCTCACGCTGGTTAGAACCCTGAACGATACGAGTAGGGGCTTCATTCAGCACCTCAAGCATCTCATCAGTGGTGGCGTTATCGAACCACTTGTTAGGAACAACCTTATCGATTTGATCGCTGTTCAGGAAACCCTTCATTCCAGAAGGTGCATTACCAAACAGTGCAATCTCGTTAACGGCTTCCTCAGAAGCGCGGCGCAATGCAGCAGCGCGACGAGTCTCCAGGTTCATGCCAGGAACTGCAGCAGCAGCCCGGACCTCTTGAACGGTGTATGCAAACGAACCGCCAAGTGAACGCACAGGCAGCGTTACTTCCTTACGCAGGATGTCAGCGCGGGGCAGGTCAGACGCTTTGTCTTGGATGACTTGCATCTTGCCCTGAGCATCAAACACGCGGTAGGTGTAGGACTCGGAGGATTCAGCTACTTCGGTCGAAACCGGAAGGATTTGGGCGTACTTAAGATCTGCGTACTGAACTTCGAGAACGCGAGACAGGATTGTCTCTAGTTCGCGACTCAGAAACAGACCTACGTCGTCGTTTCGGACTTGGTTAGACATTAGTTAAATCTCCTATCAGCTATCAGCAGAAACAGTTAGTCCGGGGAGATCGATCTCAAGAAGAGCGATTCCACCAGCAGCGCAGGAACTCAGCCAGCGAGCACCAGCAGTGACCTCGAAAGTCTTGCCAGCTTCGGCAGTCTTGCCAAAACGTCCGACATACCCGCCTGAACTTGAAGCCGAAGCAGAGTTGGTGTGGAATACACGGACTGCATCGCCAACAGCGATTGCATGTGCCGAGTACACATAAAGAACGCCTTTCGAGAGCACGTTCATCGTTGCTGCAGCTTTGTAGCCAACGCGGCCATCTGCAGTCTTTGCGTCTGAATCGATTGCAAAGGTATTGCTATCAATAGCAACGCCGACGATGTCAGTAGCGGAAGCACCAGCAAGCAATTTGCCGGATGCATCGGTGGTGCCTGATCCGTTGCGGAGCAGAGCGTGACCGAAAGGAATTACAGCACCGGTCTCGTTCTGGTAGGAACGTGAGACGTAAGCCTGTAAATCACCAAGCATGCCCTCATGGCCCTTGGTTTGAGTCAGGGGGTAAGAACCCTGAGCGCCCGCTGGATTAGATACGAGCGATTCGGAATAGGTAACAGCCATTTAATTTTCTCCTATTGAGCGGTGGCCGACAGATCTGATTTCCAACCGTTTACAAGACGATCGCGGTAGGAATCTTGGGCGTCGAACTTCTCAGAGGCTTGCACCTGTGCAATAGCTGCACGGACTTCAGCGACATTCGAGCCGTCTTCTTCGGGGACAAATTCAGAGTCAGTTTTGACTTCTTCTGCGTCCTCATCGATGTCCTCCATTGCGGCAAGCACGCCGTCCAATACACCCAGCAGATAATCTGCGGACGCATCTTCACGCGCTTCCTTCTCGAAGACGTTTTGATATGCAAGCTGCATAATTGCAGCCTCATCTTGTCCGTCGAACTTGAAGTCCTCTGGCAAGATCGGGGCAAACTTGTTTAGAGCTGCGATGCGAGCATTGACGGCAGAGTTGATCTCTGCGGCGTCGTCGCGCTGTTCAGTAGCTGCAACGGCCTCGGCCAATTGCTGCTCCAGCTCGGTGATACGTCCAGCAGCAGCGTCAGCACGCTCCTGGAGTTCGGATTTTTCGGTAGTTGAAGTTTGGATAATCGCTTCCTGCGAATCCAGCTTTTGCTGGAGTTCCGCCTGAGCACGCCCGTTCTCCTTCACGAAGGATTGGACCGCACCTGCAGCGTCTGCGGAGAGTTCGATTTCCAAACCATCGAGATTAATTCTTGCCATTGAAATAGCGGGCGAATTCGACGGTTTTTCGACATCTGCCACCGCATCGTTGCGGTCACATGAATCGAGTAGTAGGCGGGCTTCACGACCGGCACGACCCTTAGAAACGACGGCAATATGATTGACCGAAATGTTTCTTTGGATGCCGTCATAAGACTCACCTTCAGGGGTCACACCAGGCGTGTTGTCGTAATCAACTCTGTAACCAGCGCTGACTTCTTGTGCATCCCCTCGTTGAATTGCATCGATTGCATCTTGATCAGTGATGATCAATGCAACCTCTACAAATCCATCGGAGAAGCGAACATGCGATCCCGCATGCCCTACCTGATGTAGCTTCGTGGTCTTCGCGTCCAGCAGCACCTTTGGATGATTAAGGGTGACTGCCTTCATTCCGAAGGAAGCTAGGGAATCTGGATTTGATACTTCTTCTTCAGGGCGATATTCCACAACTTGTGTGCCATCGCCTCGGGTATAACGCTGTGTGCCCACACGGGCAGCATTACACCAGACCTTCAAATAACCTTCGTCCGTCATTTCGGACTTGGTCACTTGACCGTAATCAAACCGAGAAACTTGTCCCATACTTTGATACTAACGAATTATATGTGTTAATTACTTAGCTCTAGTTGAGGGGTCATTTAATTCGATATGGTTCAAACTTAAAAGCACGCTTTGCGATCTTTCGTTTTCGTAGTTGATCAGGTATCCACGAAATCAATGTTCTGCCTTCGACAGCGTCAAGTGGCACCAGCCAAATCATCTCGTATTCCAGATTGACAATGCCGAAATAGTCGATCTCCCCTGGCCTGTATAGGCGTCTGTTTCCACCTCCACCACCTGTTTGCAGGCATACATGAAATGCATGCGGGGCCTGAGACATCGTCTTGACATTGACCTTGACTAGCTTCTCCTGCCACTCAATAACGAAGTCCGTCTTCCATATATCAAAAACTGGGGTTGAGATGAAACAGCCTTGCGCCAGAAAGTGCTGCATAAATGCAGTCTCTCCAAGAGCACCGGTCAGTGAGGCTGTAGCCGCTGGCAACCCAGAAGTTCAGTTAGTCCTGTGTAACGCAGAAACTTAGTAGCTGTTTTGCTTTTTATAGCCGTCCATGATCTTGGCCAGGCGATCACGAACTTTTTTGCTCTTTTCTGAGCCGTTTTTCATCATATTTCCCAGCTTGTATGCGTCACTTTGGGTTTTACTACTTGTCATGATGGCCTTGCCTTTGCGATTTGGATTTGGATCCTTAGAGCGCTTTCGAGCAACCAATTGTTTGCGTTCCGCAGTCGACAAAGACTGAGCCTTGGCTTTTGGTAGGCACTTTGGCTTGCCCTCTTTGCTGGAGCGTCCGCCACATGGGCCTGCAATCTTGCCCGTGGATGTGATCCTGACCCACTTCTCGTTGAACCATTTGCCCAGGTCGTCGCCCCTGAAGGCACCGCTCATTGACCCGTGCTTTTTCTTGTACAAGCGTTTGTATTGCTGCACTACATATCCGCTGGCATAGGCGCTGGGCCACACCGCGAATTTGCGCTTGGCTGCCGCAACAGCCCTGGCATGCAGAGCCTTGTCGCGAAACTTGCTCACAGGACTTCGTCAAATAAACGTCCGATCGTCCCTGCATCTGATTTCATGCCATCTGCATAAGGCGACTTCTTCTTCTTCTTGCCACCGTGCATGTCGGCCTGCTTCTTTTCGCTGTACTTTCTGTAGCTGCCCATATCCTTCAGGCGCTTCTGGTACATCGCATCGCGGGCGGCTTGGTACTTTGACTTGACCTTGCGACCGTCGCTCTTCTTCTCTTGGGATTCCATAAATTCCTTGTGGTTTTTGCCCGGCATATAAACGGTCTCACCCGCTTCGTTTAGGTGAGAGTGCGAACCTTCGAGCCCCAAGACCTGCCCTGATTTCTCTGCTTCTGCCTTACTCTTAAAAGTAAATTTAGAAGAATCAAAGTTATACAAGTCCATTTTTACCGTAAGGGATGGGTCTTGAGGTATCGAAAGCCGCAGGGCCTTCATTAAGCTGAATACCCTTAGCTTTAGCGTAACTTAGAACTCGCTTTCTATGACTGAGGCGAAATGCATCTATAGGAGATTTTTTATCACTTTCATTCAACTTATAAGCCAGCAGACTGCAATGACAGTTGTGATGACGTAATACACGAATTGCCCCACGCTTGAATACCTTTCCCGCTTGTGCAGCACAGTGCTGGCAGGTTCTTTCACCTAAAGCGACGTAATACCAAACCAAGTCAATGCCCTGCTGGGCATAATAAGTAAATACAGCCTCTGATCTTGCTTTTGAAGCCTCTGTTCTGATAATCGTCGCAACTCTGGCGTT